ATAAGATATACTGAGGGTCAGCTACCTTAAATTTACTGAATGGGCTGGCTGGTCTATATTTCTCTGGTTGATTTGCTACTGCCTCTACCATCACAAAACCTCACTTAAATAAACAGTCATAACTGGGCCAAGATCGTTTCTTTGATATTCAATATTATAAACTACAAAGCGGGTATCGTCTAAAGATATCTGCTCAATACTGTCTGTAGAAGTATAGTCGATTGTAACAATATCCCCCAGCTGTATTGTTGGCATTGAGAATAGAATCATACCAACAGATTTCCTTGGCCTCATGGTTTTATCTATCATCCAAGCCATCAGGTCATTTGCATCATCTTGACTTTGAATATACGCTGATTCTATTACGAACTCTTTTCTACCGTATGTAAGTCTGCTGTTTTTAATATCTAGATATCTTTGTTGCTGTCTTATTGGAGAGATGATTGTGCCATCTTCTTTAATGTCTGGATCAGAAAAGTCACTAATAGAGTTAAAGTAATCGTCTACCGTCAAATCTCTTGCCACATTCTGTGTAAAGCTAACACCCTGAATTCTAAGATAGTTTCCAGTTGTTTCGTCAAGATTAAGTGCTGTATCTGTATTATTAAATACAAGGAACTCCGCACCGTAGGCACTAGGAACAAATCCAGATACTGTATAGCCCTTCATCTTATTAAAAGTATCTGCAATCTTAGCATATAGTGCTGGGTATGCTTTATCATATTTGACATTAAAGTGTGCACATTCACGCATAATTGTTCCAAATTCTTCAAAGTACATATTGTATTTAGGAACATCGTTTACACCAATACCAGACAGGTAGGTTGATTGGACGGCACCGCTAACTGCATACTTTCTAAACGATTGAGAAACATTAATTTTTTCTGTGCCGAACACAGAATTGACTGGAGCTTCTATATCAAAAATAGTATTCTGTGTAAAGTTATTAGCAATAGCGTAAATGTTTTCAAACATTGCCCTGGTAGTTCCACGAACAAACAGTGCCATATTGTTATAAATTGGCAGAGGCTCTGTATCATCAACAATTCCAATAACTATGCTGTTAATCATCAGGTAAAAACGTCTAGTGTTTTCGTCAATATCTTCATACTCTACAGACATGTCGTAAACGCTTGGCGTTTTGTCGTTTACCGTTCGAGATTGACCAATAAACAATCCGTCATCAGCAATAATGCTTGTAACTCCCTGCCAAAGCTTTACTGGTATGGCCTGTGAAGAATCTTCTACAGCTGCCTCAGCTTCATTAGGAACTTTTCTAACAACCTTATAAAATACAACGTTGAAAAGGCCCTCTTCTTCTAGTTGCTGGAATCTTGGGTCATCGCTTGTGGCAGAATAAGAATCTGGATTTGTTTTTGGCAAAGCAATTATTTCAAAGAAATATCCATTGTTGTTTTCTGGGTTAACCATAATTCCGAGTCCACCAGATCCTCCAGACACTGTCTTAGGCTGTCCTTCACGATTGCTTGGAGTAACAAAATAATCCATTGCCCTCAGAATATTTTGCTCATACTGCTCTTTGCTTTGCTTTCCAACAATTCGCATCCTTGTTCCAAAATGAGAATATTTGTCTGTCAATGGCTTATGGGCATACGAGATAAAGTCAATCGGCTCTTTGTCAAGGTCATCAAAAACTGGTCCGTTAAACACTAATGCTGAAGACTGTACAGTTCCAGTTTGTGTTGCCAAGAACTTATTTACATCAGTTTCGCTAAACGAAGAATTAGCAAAATAGTTTTTTATGATACCATTACGTGAAGCAGCTCTTGCAAGTGACTTATTCGCATCGCTGAATCCAGCCTTTTCTCCAGAAGTTACCTCTAGCTCTTGAATTGCAGTGATAATGTTTTTGGCAGAAACGTTTTCATAAGTTGTTTGAATTTCTGTTTCCCCATCCTCTTCATCAATTAAAACCTCTTCTTGTGTAACAATATATTGTGGGACAACTTCTGCGACTTCTCTATTCATAACAACCTGGTTGCTGTCATTGAAAGACTTTACGAAGGAGTGTTTTCCGTTTTGTGCTCTATAGTTATAGATTGCAGCAAATGCTGCCTCTCGCTCATCATCGTCTTCTATTGCCTCGGCAGCGTCTAGCTCATCCAAATCAATCTCAGCATCTGGATTCTCTTCGTCTGAGGACTTTGTTTCTACATAAACAAAAGATTCATCAGACTCGCTATAGGTAAGCAAATTAAAGTTATTACTATCTATTCTTTCAACAAAATAGTTGATATTTGTTTCAATTCCATATGGCAGTGTTCCATTAGTAGTAAAACTAATAGTATCTTGATCAAATAGCCCATGGTCGTTACATGTAACTATTGCTGGATTACCAATAGAGATAGTTACTTCTTTTACAATTTGTGCTGCAGAACGTATGGCAGAAACCCTTGTTGGCGAAACAAGTTCTCCAGCTGTAGAGCTAATTTCTAAAAGGTTACCGACAGAAAACTCTACAGAATTTGGCGAAAGCAATGTCGAGTTTAAAATTTCTTCGGTTCGGTTTAGCATAATTCTAAACTCTGGAGTAAAGTCTAGATTGTTTTCTTCTTGTATGCCTGATAAATATTCTGACAGGTCTACGTCTCCTGGACTATCAATTGCATCGCCACCCAAAGATTCCGAAATTAGGAATGACCTACCCTCATCGCCAACAACAGAATGAACGTAGAATGCTGCATATCTTGTTAAGTTAGCTGGATTATTCAACTCTAATGGCAAATATTGGCCCCCGCCAAGGTTTTCCATCATTGCGAAATATATTCTATCCCCTGGCTCATAGATAGCACTGCTTGCTGTAACCTTAAGCTTATCCGTTTCCGAGCCTAACGATGTCACTAAGCGGGATTCAAGGTTGGTGTCGAGAGTAACGTTATGCTCGCCACTTTCTGCACCCTTGCCTTTAACTGTAATGCCGAGCCTAGCGTTGTCCCTAGAGCTAGAGATTGTAAAGGTATTGCTTGTAATATTTTTAGGGCTAACCCAGTATGGCTCGCCAAGGGAGACTGGCGGGAAATAGAATGAGTGATCGCCACTTTGAGAGTTTCCTGCTGTAGATATTGCCGAACCGTTTGGCTCAGATGCCAACCTAAACGTATTTTTGTCTATCCTGATTACATAATATGTTGTATCTTCGTCAAAAGCTTCTGGTAATGAGCCAGTAGTTCTTAAAGCCACCTGATCATTATTGGCTAACTTGTGATTTTCTGCAGTAAAATTTGCTGGATTTGCAATACTTATAGAGACATCTGTCAAAGTTTCTTCAGATATTGTTCCCGTACTATTAAGAATAACCCTATCAAATGGAACTAAATTGTGAGGGACAATACTTTCAAAAACAATCTCTCCCACATTATTTTGTGCCCTGCTGTTCCATGAAGAACCATCTTGAGATTTAGAAATATTAAGCTTGTTTCCAATTGCAATCCAATAAGATCCATTCCAAGCAACATCATTAATGTTTGCTTTGCGTTGTTTTGCCTTCACTGTTTTCCATTTAGAAAGGTTTGTTGACCTAGACATTGTCCCATTGCTACCAGCTGCAATCCATACCCCGTTGCCGAAGCCGATAGTTCTGAGAGTTTTTGATATTTTAGTATCAAACCTAGTCCATTTTGTTAAATTTGTTGATTTAACAGATTTTTTAGATGCTCCAACTACAACCCACGTGTTTTGCCCATAGGCAATCTTGTAAGCTTTAGCACCAGAGAATCCAATATTCCTAGCTGTCCAAGAATTTGTGTCTGTTGAAGTTGCAAACACCCCCTGCTTGCCAGCTACAGCCCAAGTCCCGTTTCCATATCCGATGGTATTAATATTGTTTTTGACGTATTCTTCTATTGTGTGTGAGCTTGAAGATTGTGCAGAAACAAAGTCAATCAAGTCGCCATTTTTAGATGTTGATAGAGATATATTATTCTTATCTATAACACGAACGTAATATGCAGTATCTTCAGACAATACAGATGGTAGCGTTCCAGACTCTATTACTCTGATTGAGTTGTTATTGGAGAAGTTGTGTTTATTAACTGTAAAGGTTGCAGCTTCTCTAGAATAGCTATGCCTTCCACTACCGTTTGAGTCAATTAGTGCACCAGTTTCATCTCCTATATTGTTTTTAACAAAAAAGCTATCTTTGTTTCTTATCTTTACATAGTAAGGATTAGCTCTTTCAGCACTTGTATATAATCCAGCTGGCAGAGTTCCAGTTGTGGAAAACTTAATCTTTTCATTATTTTTAAGGCCATGATTTTTTCTAACGATAACAGCCTCGCTAGAATCCTCGTTTTTATTTTTCTTATAAATTTTAGATATAGAAATACCAGTTTGTCTGTAGGTTCTTGAAATCTTTTTCTTGTTTGCACCACTAGAAACTTTAACATCGAGAGTTAATGTTTTAACGCTCCAGGATGATGTGTCTGTTGAAGTTGCAAAGGCTGCCTCATTACCAGCTACAGCCCACAAGTTATTGTTAAACTGAACATCATTAAGAGATGTTGACTCAATGCCATGATCTGTAATTTCTGTCCACTCGGTAGCGTCCTCAGAATAAAGCATTAATGCTTCTTTGCTGTCTCCAGTCCCCTTGCTACCAACAGCCAGCCAGACAGAGTTAGACTCTGGCCCAGTTCCATAGGCAACTGCTTTTAGCCTAATATCTTCATCAATAAGTGCAACACCATCATCAATAAAGATTGTCCAGTCTTCCCCATTAGTAGAAATTCTAAAATTACCATCATCTCCGACACCAACCCATTTACCGTCAGCATAGGCAATACCAAAAATATTGTTTGGCTCATCTATTTCTGCAGAAACATCAATAGATATTGCCTCTTGGTTATATGCACCGAGAAGTCTCTTATTGGCGAATGTTGAGAATAGATACCTAGAGTCCATTTCTATACCCTGGACTGGGGCATTGTCAGTAGTGTCTGACCAGTATTGTGGAAGACCAGCACTGTGGTAAGCTATCGAGGTTCCGAACTGTGCTCTACCATGTTTACGAACAGCACCATTTTTCAAAACAACAATTCCATCGATCTCCTCATAGAATGGTTCTGAATAAATTCGTACACGGCCAGTTGGATATAGTCTTCCACCATACTCAACCTTAGAATAATAGTTTTGGTATTCTCGCAAGCTACTAATCCACACATTGCCAATGCCAGATACGCTATATTCTATTGCGTCATATTTAATAATTTCACCATTGGCGTAGAAGTATCCATTGTATCTGGCTACCCAATATGCACCCTCGCCAAAATCAATTATGTTGTTAATAAGTTGGTTTTTCTTGACCCATGGCTCTTCGTCCAATAGGTCTGAGTTTAGTGGGACTGCTGCTAAAGCATAAGAAGACGACTGATCCTGAGACTCATTGGCAGACCTAATAGGCGGAGTTCCTGTTACTTCCCAGAGGAGGACTGGCTTATAAACCCAGTTTTTATCTTGATTCACAAAGTTTGCCTGTCTTAGAGAGCCGTAATCTTTTTGAATATACTTTTCTTCATAAAGAATCTTTCCATCATTGAAGACTTCCTGATTGGCAGAAGTAAGCTCAATAATATTTGAAAGGCTTTGCCCAGTAGTTCTGTTTTCGTTTACGCCATCTTTTGTTTGATCAGACGAGCCAAGGATTTGGGTGTCAGTAGCCCTCTCTTCTGCTGATGGCATAATATAGTTTTTGCTCATAACAACAAAGTTATTGAATTCGTCAAAGAACATTGCTGACTGTGTAGCTACGGCTAACTCCTGTAGAACCTGAGCAATTGTAGTTTCTGGCTTTACGAAGAAGTAAGGAATTATTGGATCGTCTTCACCCTCTACCCTTCTAAACACATAGTTTGAGAAGCCGATAGAGTCTAACAAAAACGATACGGCATAGCTAAGAGAAGCTCCTTCGACCAATAGCTGTGGGGCATTCAGTGTTTCAAAGTAAAAGAATAGATCTCTTAAACCTAGCTTTACGCTTCTACCCTTAGAGTCTGTCTGTGGGAAACCATCAGCATACAATATTTTAAGTGGAACAGAAAATGTTTCAACAGCATCATTGTCGATGATGCTAATATTCTCAAAAAGTTTAATCTGTAAGTTATTGGAAACAAAAGATGACAAGACGCTACTGGTATTGTTTTGATTAAACGAATCGTCAAAATCAAATATCTCTAGCGTACCGTTAGAGGCAAGAAGCTGACCTACTGGCATACCACTCACACCAAGATCTGATGCGCTCTTGTTGAGATCGAAAGCTCTTGTTCTATCGGTTATGTTTGCAACAAGACGTGGAGAAAGCTCAATCAAATCAAAAGTAGATTTGATTTTATTCATTGTTTTTACAACTACACGAATACCACGGATATACTCAAACTCTTTATACTTTATTTCATTGCCGTCGTTAAAATATGCTGGGTCAACAAATTCAGTAACCATTGCTGTACGCTCAGTTATATCTTCATCAGCAAGATACCAACCATACTGTGGAACAAAAGAGTCATAGGAACTGCCATTCCAAACGTAGACCATGCCTTGTTCATTTTGAGTTTCTCTTACGAAAAATGCTGAATTGATTGCTGGGTTGGATGGCAGAAGACTTGCAAAAGGATACGAGCCAACAAAGTGAATGGTGTCGAGATATTGCTCTGGTAGAATAATGCCGTAAGCAAGCTCTACATATCCATCGTCTCCAATAACTGGAGAGTTGTTTCTTCTTACAGACAGGGGATTAAAGACTGCAACATCAACCCAGTTATCTCCCTTTAGGACCTGAATACTCCAGTTTGTTGGCGTAGTCTTATTAGCTTCACCATAGAATGGGTCTTCGAAAGAAGTCCCGTTTTCGTAGAATGGCCCTAGGTCAACGCTACCGACATTAGTTTGCATCTTGACAACAATCCTGTTAGCTGGAATGTTGTCTTTGTAAACTACAAAAGGTGCAGCATCATCAATTGCATATTGATCACCTAGTATTTTGTTAGCAAGACCTCTCTCTACTCCACTCTCTTTACGATAAGAAGTCCAGTATTTAAAAGGATCATTTCTGCTTGCCATATAATATCTTGGCCTTGTTGCAAGATTTTGATTAACAAAGTGGGTGTAGTTATCTTCAAAATATCTAAGCTTATTGATACCAGATCTTGGCCTGAATCTTCTAAAGCAATCTTCTAAAGAATAAAGCAGTCTTTCTTTTTCGTTTGGTGTTGTAAAGGCTACTGGATCGTTAGCATTATCCAAACCGCCGTCAACAACAACATCTGCATATGTTGCACCAGTATAGAATTTGACGGCATTGTTCTCATCGTTAATATCAAAAGAGCCAGCCACAGAGGCGTACACGCCCTCTGAGGAGGCAATGTCAGCTGTTGGCCTGTATCTATAGTTTCCGATGGTAGAAATATTGTCAGCAATATTCATGTTCCATTCGGCAACAACCATTGCTTGGCTGCTAATACTAGAAGAGGTTTCGAGGTGTTCTTGTAGTTTTTGATTAACAAACATTTATACCTCTTCCAGAGTTACCTCAATATTCCAAAAGTCGAAGTTACTTCCCCCTCGCTTTACGACATCATATTTAAAGCTGCCGAAAAATACTTCAATAATTTGGCTATATTTATTTAGATTAGCATACTGCGCATTATTATCTTCTAGGTTTTTAAAATTAGTATGCTTATCATATGAAAGGTAAACCCAGAAAGAGCCAGTATATCTTTCATACCAGTCTAGCAGATCAACGCCGCCAGCACCGCCATCAACAGTGAACTGCTGGTCACTATAATATGGTGATCCAGAAGACTTAACAGATTTTATTACAGTTCCACCATCTGTCTCTACCGACACAGAGCTAACCAGGTTAGGCTCACCAGCAGAACTAAAATCTGGGTATGAGCTATAAGCTCTAGAAGGAATCATATCCCAAGAGGTAGAAATAGAAAGCTTGTCGGCAATAAAGTATGATCTCATTCTGCCGTTGACCATACGCTGTTTTGTTTCTAGTCTTTCTGTTTGAAAGTTAATATCAGACCTATTGTGGTCAGAAAGAATAATGAATTCGTTTGTATCTGTTGGAGAATATGCTGCAGAGTTTATTTCATTACCCAGCGGAACATGAAAGAACTGCCCGAATGTTGGTGACTCAGAATCAGTATCTTCAATAACAGTTCCAGGGTTATTAGCCCAAAGCATGGCCTGTGGTCTCTGATATTTTTGTCTACCACGCATATATTCTAGGTCAGCCATTATAGTGTGTTCCCTCTAATTCTACGGTTTTCAACCTGCCTGATTCCAGACATTACGACCCTAGCTATATCTTCTGGGTTAGAATCTGACTTAACATTTAGGTTCAAACTATAATTATACACTGAATTGCTTCCTGCTGCTGACTGCGATGACTTTGAGGCAGAAAGACTGCTGTAGTTACCACTGTTAATTGCTTTCAAATTCTCTAGCCCAAACCTACTCACGGCAAATTTTCTAACAACAAACTCTCCAGGCGTTAGCATTGCTGGAACGGTGTCGGTATTACCAATTCCAGGGACAACGCCTCCAGAATTTAGCTGTATTCTAGGGATGTTAAACCCAAAGCTCTTGCCTCCACCAGGAACAGTGAATCCAAGGATTTTTTCTGGTATTGTAATCTTAAACTTATTAATAAAGTCAATGGCTTTATTTATTCCAATCTTAACACTATTAGCTATGCCATCCCCAACCTTTTCAAACACAGAGCTTAATTTTTCTGGAAGTTCTTCAAACCAGGTTACAATCTTTGGAAACAAATCTTCTGTTACATAGGTAACGGAAGTATCCCAAAATGTTTCTACGTCAGATATTTTATTTTCAAGAGTATCGTCTTCAGTAAACCAAGCAAAGAAGGTAGTTAGTGTCTCTTCGATTGGCTGAACAATAGTAGTGTAAGCCCAGTCCACACCCCAGTTCCACTTATCTTTTATCGGTTGAATAATGTTTGTATCAACCCAAGATGTTAGAGTATTCCAGCCGTTTTGAATTGGTTGAACGATAGTAGTATTTACCCAATCTACCCCCCAGTTCCAAGCATTTTTAATTGGCTGAATCACATTTGTATCAACCCAAGTTGCAAATTCATTCCACTTATCTTTTATTGGCTGAATGATATTTTGATCTATAGTCTCACCGATATTTGTAAATCCTTCTTGTACCTTTTGTCCAAAGACAATTCCGATAGCCTGAAGACTCTTAAACCATCCTTGGTTTGTAAGGTTATTAAACCATCCCTCGATCGCTCCCTCTTCTTCCTGCAAACTGCTAGAAATAGAAACAGAATCTCTTGATGTGCTAACATTTACGGCAGAAGCTGGTGGAGTCACCACTGGCTCTGGCTCTGGTGTTGCACTGCCGCTGCCGCTTGAATCGGAGAGAGGCTGTGCCCCATCAGCAAGAGGTATCGGAAGGTTATCAAACTCTTGAGTGTTCATTCTTACGTTGACAAACAAATCTTTATTAGACTGATTATCAATACTATCCCAATATGTAACAATATCCTGAACTACACCAAGAGCTTCCCTCATAGCGTTAATATAATCTTCGCTGCTGGTTACTGCTAAGTCTACCCTGTTCTTAACAGCCTCCCACTCAAGCCTTGTCTTACCAAGAATCTCAAGGCTAGCGATGGCATCCATCTTAAGTCTTTCGGCAAGGGTAACTCTTTGCTGTGCTGGCTCAAGCTGAGACTCTTCAATTTCAAGGATTTGCTTCTGATATTCAAGGATCTGTGCCTCAATTTGTGACCTAGACATACCCATCTGTCCACGCACAGCTGCAAGCTCAATATCTTTTTGACGTGTAAGGTCATCTCTTTGCTGAGTAGCATTATCTTGTGCAAGTTGTTGCCTATATTCTTGAGCTGCTCTTGCGGCAGCAGAAATATCACCACGGGACAGAGCATCGGCTACGGTTAGCTGTGCCTCTTGCTGTGCAGAAAGCTTCTCATTAATATCGGCAACCTCATTAAGAGCATCCAGCCTATCCTTATACCTCTTATTGATTTCATCTTCTTGATATCTAATGCGAGTAAGATCTGCCTCAAGATCATCAACGAGATATCTAATGTCTGATATCTGCCTTTCTGCTGCCTGAATAATAGCCTGGTCAGAGGCAGTCGAAAATTGGAAATCAATATCAATTTGCTGCTCTTTGGCAGCGAAAGCTTCCATCGCCTTGCCAAAGCCATCTGTGAAGATTTCCTGCAAACCAGTGAAAGTCATTTTCTTGATTTCGAGATCAAGCTGTGCAGCATTTTCTGCATCTCTAAGAGCTTGTCTCAAAACTTCAGGATTGATTGATGGATTCAGAACAAGTCTTTGAAGATCTTCATCGTTCAGAATTGCTTCTTTTTGACGATCTGTCAATGCTGAAGAATTCTTGGCAATAAATTCTTGCACTTTACGAAGATTAGCTGTTGCAGAATTAGCTGTAGCTACTGCCGAAGCTGCAGCCTGATCTGCAGTCATTCTCTCTGTTTGCCTAACAAGATTTACGAGTTCACGAATATTATTGAGATTTTGCTCCGCAACAATAGCAGCGGCAAGTCCTGCATCTGCAGCCATCTCGTAAGCTTGTGACCAGTCAAGTCCAGCAGAAACAAGTTTTCTAGCTGCAGCAACCTGCTTTTGCATACTAATAAGGGTTGATTCTTGTTCGTTTTGGAACTCTCCAAGAGTGATCGCATCTAATGCTTTAGCTAATGCTCTAGCTTCTGTGGTAATGCCAGCAAGATTACCCTTGTCATCAAATACAAACAAAGAGTCCTTATACTTCTCGTAGTCTTCTGGACTCATTCCAACAATCATCTCAATGAAATTTTCACCGAGTCCAATATCTCTCATCTGTTGTGAGAGTCCACGGAATCCAGAAATACCAGCATCTCCACCAAAAAGCTCTTCAAGCTTAGTAGAAATATTCTTCCAGCCCTTTAGAATACCTACCTGAAGATCTCTATAATCACGAAGTTTCTTGAGAACATCGTCAAGAATGCTAGACTGATCTTTTGAGCCTCCGCCCTGTGGTTCTGGGGCAAGCTCTTCTGCTCCTCCAGGTGCTAGGGCTGGTGCCTGTGTCAGCTGATTAGCTGACTGGGTAAAGAATCCTTCATCTGGAACACTAGAAGGCTGGCTTCTTCTCCAAGAAACAAAGGCTGGAGTTTCTCTAAAGTTTTCTCCATATGTTTCATAAATGGTTCTAACAGTTTGAATATACGTTACCTGCTGAACTGGGTCAAGGGAATCAAAATATGCCTGATCTGTGGCAATAATATCCGCAACGTTTTCTCCAATATAGTTAATAATAAAGTCCTGAGATATTGGTCCTGCTGCTGCCTGTGCTCTAAGCCTTTGCATATCTTGTTCGTAATCTTGAAGAAGTTCTGGATTATTTAGATAGAAATCAAGGGAAGCTTGAAGGTCTACCTGACCACCCGCTGCTGTCTGAGCAATCTGCTGGAATGCATCCAAGAATCCAGCTGCATTTGCACCCCTAGCTTTTACATCTGCAAGGAACTGAGTCTTATTGACATCATCTTCAAAAAGATTCATTACCTGAAGAACTCTGCCACCCTCTGCACCACCGAGGTTGGTTGTAATGTCAATAAAAGTATCTATTGTTGCAGTGTCACCGCCGAATGTTGCTAAAAAGCCGCTAAGTGCTGCTGGGTCAATATCCTTTGAAGCAAGAAGTAGAGAAAGGGTTACTTCTCTTTCTGTTGCTCCAAAGTCAATGTCTTTGATTTGTTCTTGAACACCCATGGCCATCATTTGAGCAAGTGGGTTATCTTCATAGGCCATCTTAATTGCATCATTTAGTGCATCAAGCATTGCTGGCTTTTCCCCAAACAGGCCGAGGAATGACGGGGCATTGGCAATCTGAGAAGCTACATCGCTAATTGCTTGACCAGTTTGTTCAAGGAACTGCTGTCTTTCCTCAAGGTATTGGTTGGTTAACCTATCTGCTTCAGCAGTATCCCCCGCCGCTGTCGCTGCCGCAATTCTCTTTTCATACTCAATATCAAGAGAATCAAGAATATCCTGCCTTTGCTGAACAAGCATTACGGAGTTAGCAATAGCGGCACCAGAAAGGTTTCCAATCTTTTCAAAATCAGCTACGCTAATAGCTGCGGTTACACCAACCCCTAGAGCTGCACCAGCAAGCACTCCGATGGCTGTTCCAATTCCTGGGGTGATGGCAGTTCCAACAGCAGCACCAATTTTAGCTCCAATCGCTGCTCCGCCCCAAACGCCAGCCACAGTTGCAGCCGCACCGAGACCTATCTTTGTTCCAAGCCTAGCTCCGACTCCTGATGCGTCGATTGCCTCAAATGAGCTTTCTACTGCATCAACAGACTCTTGCATGATCTCAAGCCTTACGCCAAGCGGGTCATTAAGCAAATTCTCTCCGTTAGGCCCAATTAGCTGAGTTAGTTTACCATTAACATTGATAGCAAAAGAATAATCGCCTAGCTCTTTACCAAGCTCATAAACTATGCTTCTTGCCTGTGCTGCGTTAAGTGCTCCAGTAGCAATAGCAGTTGTCATCTGATTAACAATTTGTTGTTGTACTGCCTGTAGATCTTGTGACTCAAGTGCTTTAGATATAGAATCTTTTAGTTCTGTTCCAGCTTCAGATCCCAAGAAGGCTGAACCAAATGTTTGCTTACCTGGTTGAATCTGATATGGGGCAAAGCCTTCTGCCCTTCTCTTGTTCATAATTTGACTGGCTGTAACATTTCCAGCAAACTCTGACAGTCTATCCATAGACTTAGAACCTACCCCAAGCTCTTCTGCCAAAGTCATAGCTTCTTTTGATGCACTCTTAAAAGCATCAACCATTTTATAAATAGAGAATCCAGCAAGAGATAGTGCACCAACAACTACCATAATTTTTGGCGGTAGCATTAACAATGAGCTAGCAACAATAGCTGGCATAATAAGAGATTGACCTACTTCTCCAACCTTACCAGGAGCCATTGAAGCAGCAATAGCAGCTGAAGAAACAGCCATACCGATACCCATCCTGCCACCGCCGCCCATGCCAGGTGCTCTTCTTTGTTCTGCAGCATCTGGGGCTGGAACTTGCTGTGCAGCCTTTCTTTGGGCATAAAGCTCTCTTCTTCTAGCATTACGAGCTTCTCTCTTCTGATCTGCTTCTTGTGTCCTTGCAGCCCTTTCTTGATTTGCTCTTTGTGCAGCGTTGCTTCTTACTTTATCAACCCATTTACCGCCTCGGAAAACCTGCTCTCTACCATCAACGACTCTAGTCTGAGCAGCCTTAGCAGATGCCTTGCTAGCCTTAACAGCCTTCTTTCCAGTATCCTTTTTCTGCTCAGTCCCTTTTCTAACAACCTTTGTATCTTCCTCTTGAGCAGCAATGGCTTCTTCTCTAACATTGAGATCTTTAGCAATTAGCTTTCCAAACAAAGTCCTGTCTGATTTATTTACACCCAGAGCCATTCCGCCAGTAACAAGCTTTCCAGACCCACCCTGTCTAACATACTTGCTTTCCTTTGGAAATAGTTTTGCAAGCTGCTGTCTCAACTCGGCTGTAGGGTTAAACTTAACTGCAGTTGCACCTGGGGCTGGAGTTTGTAAAGCTTTTGCCTGAACTCCAGCAACCTGTGCCTTATACTGAGCTGGAAGCCTTTGCATTGCTTTACGCTCAATATCTTCTAGGCTTGTTGCCTTAAGAGCTGGATTTCTCTCAAGAGCTTTATTCAGTCTTGCATCTGTGTCAAAAACCTTTTCAAAAGTTTTTGCAGCTTTATCCATTTCTCCTTGAAAAGCTTTTCCAAAAGCCTTCATGGCTGGAGAATCTTTACCAAATATGTCTGCACCGCCAGCTTGGAACGCACGACCCCACATTTGCTCTGGTGTAACATTCTTAGTTGCAGCAGCATAGGCCGATAGATTTGCACCACCCAGTGATCCAGATGCTTTATTTAAATCTCTATCGCCCATGAAACCCCAAGAAGAGTAGATTCTTGGGTTAGTTGTTTCAGTTGTTCCACCAGCCTTTATCATTTCTTGTGCTCTTGCACCAGCAGCACCACTAAACTTTGAAGCATCGGAAAGACTAATTCTTGTGGCAGATCTTGTGTGAGAAAAATCCATGCTGCCAGATGACTTCATGAAGCTGGTTGTTAGCTTTTGCAAATCTGCTTTTGTTGTTACAGACCCAGCCTTACTGTTAGCGAGCTGATTTAAAAAATCTTTACTTAGACCGCTAGTAACAAGGTAGTCTCGAATTGCTGTAATATTTGTTTTTCTTCCAGCAAGATGTTGAGCTAGTTTAGTGTAATCTCCATCAAAACCATTAGCAAAGCCAGGGATAGCTCCAGCAATCATTGCTTGAATTAGTGGAAAATATCTCTTAGTTTCTTCAACTGGAATAACAGCTTCCCCTGGAGAAAGCATAGCTGGAACAACGTCACCAGCCCCCTTTGGACCAGGGACCATCGTAACGCCCTTAGCATACTTCTTTACGATACCACCCGTTGCCATGCCAGCTGGCTTAGCTCCCCTAGCTACCTTAGCTCCGCCACCACTTGCCAGCAATGCTCTTTGTGCGGCAATTGCTTTATTGTATGATAAGGTCAGTGCATTAACAGCTGCTGCCTCAGAAGTAAATGTTTGCCTAAGAGTAGTGTGTGTCTGATTTAGCGAAGAAGCAACAGCATTAGCTTCAAGCTGTTCCTGAGTCATATACTGAGTAGACATGCCAAGCTCTGTCATATTGGCACTCGATTTGCCTATTTGACTCATCCAGCTAAAGAATTTGATTAGGTTGGCGACACCGTTACCAACAAGACCAACGGTCATAAGAAGAGTCGGGGCAATAACGCCTAGCCCAGCAACAAGTGCAACAACAAAGCTTTTAGCTCCATCATTCATTGCATCAAACTTATCTAGCAGCCTAGCACCAAACTCAATAATAGGTGTCACTGCTTTAAGGAATGCTTCACCAATTGGGATCAAAGAAATCTTTAAGTCTTCAAAAGCTTGCTTAAACTTATAAAGTGGTGAATCCTCTACTCGCTTAAGCTCTCGCTCAGTTAGGATTGCAAGCTCTTCAGTGCTTGCCTGAGTTAGTTGTAGAACACGCTGTGCCTGTGTACCCTCGCCAATTACGTTTTGCATCAAAGTTGAAATTCTAGCAAACTGGAACTTACCGAATAGTTCTTCAATAGCTCTTGCTTTATTGAGAGGGTCTAGAGTGTCTAGGGCAGTTGCCAGTTCAACAATAGTCCCCTTTACGTCGCCAGCATTACCTTCTACAATTCCGTTAATGTTAATACCAAGCCCAGCAAGCATTTCTGATGCTCGATCTGTTGGATTAATAATCCTTGCCAAACCAGACTTTAGAGCGTTAGCACCCTCTGATGCATTAATTCCACCTTCCTTCATGGCGGTAAGTAAGAATGCGAGATCCTCAACATCTCCACCAAGCTGTTTGACTACTGGACCAGCTTTTGGAATAGCAGTGGTAAGATCTTCAATGCTAACAACAGTTTGGTTTTCAACTGCGTTAAGGAAGTCAATCTTATTAGCAAGCTCTTCTGTGGCAACACCAAATGCGTTAGTTAATGAGATTGTTGTTTCTAGGGCTTTATCTTGCTCTACCCCACCGAGGACGGCAAGGGTAGCAGCTTGTCTAACCTGTGCCATAAGATCTGCACCAGTCTTACCCATTGCAGCTGCGTCAGCAGCCATCTTCATGGTGTCTTTAAGAGCAACACCATATTTTGTAAACTCTGAACCAAGGCCCTGAAGATCCTTGTACATTTGATCTGTTTCTTTTTGAGAAGTAAACAGCTCACCATAAACACGCTTAAACCTAATAGCCTGTTCTTCAAGATCCATAAATGTTCTTGCAGCAACAGAGCCAAACAAGGTTAGTGGAAGAGTAAAACCAACCATAAGCTGACGACCAGCCCACTGAGTATTCTTACCCCAGTTTAGTAGGCTAGTAGAACCCTGCCTCAACAGCTGATTAAATAATGCTTGTCTTTGTGCTGCTATTGCTGTTCTAGTAGCAAGGTTTTCCATATCAAGGGCAAGTGGCCTAACGGCAATAGCCCTCATTGCACCGTTGGCATCACGACCCATCTTTATGTATTGGGTCTGAAGAGTCTTTACTCTTTCACGAGCAACCCTATTAATAGTGTCAAACTCACTACGAAAAACTCTTCCAAATGTTTTTGTTGAAGCAACACCATACTTGAAGTATTGACCAAGAGATAGTTTGTTTGTTTCTAATGCACGAGTAAAAGCACTAGTTGTACTTGCAACAGTTGTCATTTGTGCAGAAAACTGACCAGTAGCATTAATGCTATTGATCAGGTTTCTCTGCATACCTGCAGCTTGTGAGGCTGCCTGTGCGTTTAGTGCTGACTGCGTTTGGTGAAATTTTGATATTTCTGCTTGCAAAGCACGGATAGAAGCCAGTGCCTTAGAAGTATCAAGATTTACACTAAGATGGGCTTGTGCATCAGCCATTAATAATTACTCCCTTATTGTTGAATAAGAGAATCTGTCAGTCTCACCCCAGATGCCTCTTCGACAATCTTGTATACTGTTGGTAGATCAAGAAGGTCTTCTAGCTTTTCTGCATCATCAGCTAGTTCTGGCTTATACTGCCTCATAGCAATCTGAACACATTCAATTAAAATTGTCATAGATTTTTCGTTATCCGATGAGACTTCTTGTACTTCTTCAAATTTTTTCATAAATAGTTTTAGTAGAGAAATCTTTAGTGGTCTAATGTTAAATTTTGTCCCATCGATAAGTGTAATTTCTTTTTCTTCGTTTATGTTTGTTGCCATTGATCTCTTTCTCCTTTACTTGGCTATACTATTATAACATAGTCCTAGTCTTTTTTACGTTCAATTTTTTCGTATGAAAGACCCATACCAATACCAAACCCAGCCTTTTGAGCGTTAAGTCCTCGTAGTGCTGTAATGTCGTTTGGATTATCTGTTGCTCCACCGCTGAATACTCTGGCTTTCATTTCTTCCCAAGCATTGTTTTTGCCAGATTGTTCATCAAGATCCACGCCTTGCATAGCTGCGAGGAATTTCTTTTCATTGTAGTCTAAATCTCTTATTTTTTCAATAACAGCAATAAGTTCTGCCATTGTCATAGAAAGTTCAAGATCTTCAAAATTTTTCCAAGCACCAATAATAAAAGCTTCTGCTTCCAGAGAGGCTAGGTCTAGATTTTCCCACGTATTCTTGTCACTCTGGTCCTTAGCTTGTTTGTCTACATCGTCTTCATCAGGATTAATTTTAATGCCAGCACATATTTCTAAAATCTTATACACTGTAGGCAAATCAACAAGCTCTTCTAGATCTTCTTTGCTAGCAACTATTGGATAATACTGCTTCATACAAACAGTAGCACATTCTGACAAAACAGCTATAGACTGCTCATCATTTGCAGTAAATTTAATAAGTTGAAATATGTCCATAAACTCTCTCATGAACTTAATTTTTAAAGGACCCAGATTAACCAAAGTTCCATCAATAAAAACTACAGAATCTGTTTCATAAACTTTTTTAGCCATTACTATATTGTAGCAAAAGAAATACCGCCCAGGGTGGTTGCCCTGGGCGGTATAACTTAATCGTTACTATGAAACGAGAGAGATAGTTCTGTCAACGATCTTACCATATGAAGCTGTGTCATTTGGAAGAAGGCGGAAAGAAACCTCGAACATAGTTGGCTCGTCACGCTTAGCGGATACTGTAACATTCTCAATTGAGAGTGCACGGTAAGCAACGTATACGCGCTCGATGGATTCTGATGCTGCACAGTCACCTGTACCTGGACCAACTGCAACTAGACCACGCTCTACTGGACATTCACCGATGTCACCAGCACTCATGTTGAGAACTGGGTTACCATTGAATGGACCAGAAGCTGCTGTAGCTAGATCTGAGTCCTGACCAGCGATTGAGTAGAGAAGGTTCTCTAGAGTTGCCTCAGCGAATGCAGTGTTAAGGTTAACCTGCATACCCTGCTTGTAAAGCTTGGCAACGTCGAGCACCTGGTCTACCTGGACTTCACCGAAGTCTGGCTGGAAAACGATCTCAAGACCGTTCATGGTGTATCCAACATTACGGAAGTCAGTGTCATCGGTAAGAGTGTCTTTGTAGCTCTCATCCTCAACAACTGTAGGAAGGTCGGTGTCAGCCAACTCTCCTGCTTCGTAAGTGAATAGCGCAGCAGCACCCACGATAATCTGTGAGCTATTACCACGAGTATATGCCATAATTTTCACCTCATTTTCTATAATGAAATATGGGCGTGTTTCCTCTATACTATTATATAGACTATTTATGAATAATCTTTGACGTGGTAGTCATAGTTAATAATTATTTTACTAGCCATATAAGTTCTTGATGTATTTTGAGAAACAATATCTCTAGATTCTTCTAGTGAAAATACGTTAAGTTCATGGAAAAATACTGGCTTAAATGTTCTTTGCATTCTTCCAGTACCAAGGACAACAAGACCTTGTTGGTTTACCTTGGTTGAGATCCATGCGTTTATCTCCTGAGCAGACTCATCTTTACGATCTAGAAGATCATGAATAACCTGTATAACCTCAAACAATGCTTCTGGATCACTATTCATCTTATACAAATAAATCATTAGCTGCTCACATTTAATGTGGGGGAAAGCTTTACGATTTAATCTAAACATTCTGTCATATACGCCAAACACATCTTTTGCCATTGCTGGGTTAGCTTTAACTAACGCATTGATATCTGTTGGCATTGTTGGAAATAGCTTAAACCCTCCGTTAAAACGCCCTGGAAGCCTTTCTACGACCTTTTCAGCAAGGTATTCATTAATTAGTGCTGGTAAATATGTAATTGCCATTATCACCTAACTCCTACATTTGTTATCCATCTAAAGCCAGCCTTGACTCCAGCTGCCTTTCCAACTTTAATTCCAGCTGCCAGATTTTGCTTATATGAAGTAAGATTTGTAAATTGTCTATTTATTCCAGCAATTTGTAAAAATGCTTGAGAAAAATAGCTGTTAACAAATAGATCAAAAGTTCTTTCAAAACTACCCTCAACGGCATAGCCACCAGGACTATCTATAGAGACTGGATTTTTAGTAAAGACTGTTTCTGCACCATCCTCAAAAACAAGAACGTCAGACTCCTTTGGACTAACTGTTATAGATATTCCATTTTCCATCAACGCTGCCTTATTGTAGAATGGAACCTTAGATCCGTTTTTTATAGAAGTAGACTGTCTAAATGTAGAATTCAAAGATAGTCCAAGATTACTTACAGTATATCGAATATCAAACAACCTTGCCCCAGGATTTCCAGTCTCATACCATTCGTAGACGTGATGTAATGCTTCTGGCTCTTGTCTAGCTACAGAGTCAATAAACTCTTCAAGAACTTCTGTGACCTTTTCACCAAAAGTTGCAAAAAAAAGTTTTTTCCCAGCGTTAGCCCCTTCAACAAAACCAATAGAATATTTGACAAGGTTATCCATTTGCTTTGCAAATATTCCTTTTCTGTCAAATGTTACGGAGATCATACGTCAAACTCCTGATTCTCTGACTTTTTTAGAATCAGGTTATAGTATTCAACCTTACCAAAAGGACCAACGAAAGGTCTTTGTGTTGCTACCTCAAACAATGTTGAAAGACCATCTCGTGGCCCACCAAACTCTTTATAAATTTCGTTGCATTCTCTATCACGAATATTAGTGATTACGATGTTACTAATAGCAAAATTTTCATCAAATGAGCTTACTCTAACATCTTCTTTTATACGTGCAGAAAGAATAGAATCAGTAGTTATATTAATATTAATAGTTAGCTCTTCTTTTTCTTCTGCCCCAGCATAAACAAAGTTGCCAACAATGACTCTATCAAATGTCCATGATTTTAAAACATTTCCATATGGGCTTTGATCTATGATTGGATAGTAGATCTCTGCTGTCATTGGGAAGCGGAAGTCTTTGGTGTCACAATTCATTACAACACTCCTGGAGTTCCGTAAAACCTCGCATACTTAGAGAGAATCTTATCTACAATCAAATTACCAGTTCCAGAAAGTGCTTCCTGAGCCATCTGAACCTTGAACTGATCAGTGTTATAAGATGTAATGTATCTTTGGAAATAGTCAAGCTTACCGCAAGAGATGTCGTCTACAAGTAGCTCTGCTGCCCTCACAATGTCTTGTGGGATACTTGTATACCCATGGGTAATAAGAATCCTGTAGTCAAATGTCTTTGGGAATCCACGGTATGAGTACTTGGTGTCTAAAATATCAGAGCCACCAGCTGGAAGAATATTAGGTGCACCCTCCAGCCTATTTACAAGATCATCTGTGTCCTCAACAATAGCTGTTTTGTCGCTAGTCAATGAATACGATGTCATATAATCTTCTGGATTAGCTGCATCATAAAGCAATACATTGTTTTCATAGAGCTTTAATACTTTTTTAGCCTTCTGCCAAACAGGGATATAGTCAGCACCCAAACCAACAGTTTCAATAAACTTTTTCTGATAATAGAAACCTTCAGTCACAATGGAATCGATGATTGCTCTAGCAAGCTCTTCATAGCCACGGTATTCAGCAATATCAGAAGCTGTAGTTGCCTTAGTTGTAGGATCTACGTATGGTCTAACAACAGTAAAATAATGCTCGTCTCCGTCAACTGTGACGGTATAAGAATTATCATATTCTGAAGGAAGGGTAATAGTTAGCTTACCACTAGAGTCTGTGGTAGCAGTACCCTCGGTAACAGAGTGGTCAACATCATCAAGAACAGAATAGTCGTATTCTGTAGAAGCTGAAAGACCAGTAACGGTAGCAGTTGTTGCTAACGAAGGTACTCTTAAGATCTCCATGTTATAAACCATACTCCTCGGCTATTTCTTTAGGAGTAGCCTCTCTGACATGATCACGAGAAAGCCACTTCTCTACGCTCTCTCTTGGCACTATGTTGTATCCTTTATGAACAGAACCAACACCTTCCCAGCTAACATTTTTACTAGAAAATATAGCTACCATATTATATTCTTTTTTAACTTTTTCTTTTTTATTTTTTTCTTTTACTACTGGGATCAAATTGCCTGTACCAATTACTCCATCATTTATTTGTTTAACTGCTTCCGTATGTTTTTGAAAGTTTTTAGGAATTGGATTCTTAGACATTTTTTCCTCCTAGTTAATTATATCAGTTAATTAGAAAAGGGGGCAGAGGTTTCCCCCTGCCCCCTAATCGGGTTATTTAGTTAGATTTAGCTGTCAGCAGCTGCATCAACGAATGCAACAGCGTCTTCCTCTTCCCACTGAATACCGAAACGTACGAATACGGTGTATTCAATGGTGTCCTTCTTAGCAACGTATTCACGGTTTACAGTGATGTCGCGCTGGAAGCCCCAAACACGGTTGCTTGGGAATGTGAGGTCAACATAACCATCTGGGTAGTATGGAACCTCCATGACAGGAATACCGAGGACACGTGTGGTACGAGCCTCACCGATGACCTGGTCAGTACCAGCAAGGTAGGAGTTACGGTACTGCTCAGTCCAGATGTTCTGGCTGTCAGTTCCGTTAGCCTTTACGATACCAGCGAAGGCATCTGTACCTGCATAGAACTTTAGACCACTCTTGAGTGCACGGTACTTACGTGGCAATGAGTTGATTACACCCTGAAGAACTTCTGGGGTAAATGCATTGTCAGTAACAGTTGCAACGTGCTCGTGTGCGTCACCGTTGGTGGTTACTCTGTTGACAAAACCTTCCAAGATGGAAAGGAAGTCACCAGTGGAACCGTCACCATTAATAGCTAGATCTTCAATGTCATTTGCAAAAGCATTTGTCATGAGACGAACTAGGTGATCCTCTAGTGCAGCACCCTCAATGTTGTCTTCGAGTGCTTCAGCTGAAACTTCCCAGTCAAGGCGGATCTTCTTTGTAGTAAGCTCAACCTTGCTGAATGTAGCACCAGCGTTTGTGTATGTTGCGTCGGCCTGGTTGGCGGCACGAATTACACGCTCTCCAACGTTAACTTTTTCAAGTTCCATTGTGTTAGCTCGCATAGTAACGCGACGACCATCTTTGGCGAGAACAGTTCCATCCCAAACGTAGTCGATAAAACGACGTGCTTGTTCAGGACGTAGGATACCACTACCTGCCTCACCTGAAGGGTTTACAGCGTTTGGACCTGTTGTTAGACCAAACTCGGCGGTTGGGATGTTTCCGAGGGTGCTAGCACCTGGATCAGTTACACCACCAATGCCACCAGAAGCGAAGCCACCTTCACCGTTTACGGTTGGGTTGCCATCACCATCTGGATAGTTCTTGATAATCTCTTCCGACATTTGTCACCTCCTAAGTGATTTTTTCTTAATTAAATAAGTCGGCAGTTTTGAGGAAACGACCGCCCCATAGGGATTTTTGAACCATTTCTGGCTCATCCTGTACGATCTCGCCTAGATCGCCAGACTTGCGAAAAGCTGTGTCAGCCTCAACGGCATCAACACGCTTTCCAATGTTTTCCTGAGTCTCAGCAACTTCTGCTTTAACTGAGTCAACTGATTTCTTTAGTGCGTCAACCTGCTCGTGTAGAGCTTTTACGGTTTCTGCTAGATCGCTAAAGGCTGATGTAATAGTATTCTGAATTTCAGAAACAACATTTTCTGTAGTGTCTGATTTAGATACCTCTTCAACCTCTACAACCTCATCGGCTGCTTCGGCCTCAACTTCTACAGCTGCTTCTACATCAACTGCTTCTTCAGCTACCTCGTCAGACTTGATGACATCTGCATCAGCATCTGCCTTCTCTGTCTCGGCAACCTCTGTTTCGGCATCTGCCTCTGGAGCGACCTCTACCTCTTCAACAACTTCGTCAGATTTCTCTACGATTTCTTCTGTTGTGTCAGTCATAGGACTTACCTCCTTTGTTATCTCAGTGTTAATGCCTTTAGCACTATCAACTAAGAACTTTACCATGTCTGCTTTTTCACTGTCTGATTTCTCAACGAATCCAATATTTTCCATTACCTCGCCAGAAATAGGGCTGACTTCAGCATCGCTTTCTGAAAGAATAACAATGTCTGATTGTGAATCCCAGAACACATTCTCAAGAACAGTGTCTTCGTCAATACCCTTTACGACATCAACGCCATCCACCTTTTCAACAGAAATGATACTAGCAAACTGGTTTGCTGGGGAATCGACCAAAGAAAGCTCAATCAAGTCGTACTCTTTAATAACACGAATCTTGTTATCCATTTCTGAATCATACCCATCATCCCATTTTAGCATCTTTCCGCCAATTGAGAAACCTGTATAGGTTCCATCTAGAACCTTTTCCCATGCATCTTGTGCACCCTTTGAAACATATGCAGAAACATAAACTCCCTGATAGAATTTCTTTGTTTCTGGGTCAAAATATTTTTCTTCTTTAAAGTCTACCATTTTACCAACAGCTGATGGCTGGTGCATTTCACGAATGTTACCACGGAACTTAGAGAAAGCCTTCATGCTGGCTTCAGATGTAACAATGTCATTTTGACGATCTACGTTGTCAAGGGTAGCAAAACCAGAGACGATGCGTCTCTCCTGATCAACTTTACTGAACGGCATAGAGAGGCGAACACTGTCGCCCTCTGTATCCCAATGAGCTTTAAACATAGTCATACTATCTCTATTATACATCCCTTTTATGCAATTGTTATAAAAAGGTAATTATTGGCTTGCTGGACCTTCACCCTGTGCATTACGACCATCTACTGTACCAGGACTATCTGCCTGATTGTTTGATCGCTCTGTATCCCTTGCTCTATTCTGAGCAGTGTTTGCTCTCATGTCAGTTGCCTGACGAGATGTCATCTGAAATGGTGCGTCACCATCTGTTCTCTGCGGAAGACCAAGCTGCTGCCTTGCTTCGTTAGGAGTAATTACTTGTGTTTTAACATAACGTTCAATAATTTGTGATTGTGCAATCTCATCTGTAAGCGTAAGCTCGTTAAACTTAAAATCAATAATGTCTGTACGCTCTTTGATAATTCTATTGATCATCTTTTCCAGATTACGTTGTGCTGGTCTTGACACCTGCTCTTTGAATGTACGATCTTGTGCGAGAGCTGCAGCAATAGCTGTTCTATCGCCACCACCAATCTTAGAAAGTGGAACTTGGTGGGCAATAAGAATGTCATCCCTGTTTTGTAAACGATATTCTTTGAAGGATGCTTCTTGAACTCCATTCTCAATTGGCTCCATGTTGAATTCAACCTTGTTGCCATCTGAATCTCCTGGGAGTGGAATATATAGGCTTCGGTGTGACTGCCCCTTAAGGTTAGTCTGAAGAAATCTAAATAGCTTATCTTCTGCGTCTGAAGACAGCTTTGCACCCTTAAGAGTAACAATGTAACGTGGCACTGCTTTGTTACCAAAGTAGTCAATGTTGTATTGTGAAGCTAGCTGATCTCCTTGCAAAGATGTAATAGCTGACATGATGTCTGGAACACCATAGAATGTGTTTAGTGGTGAATATTCTTTATAGTGAAGAATTTCGTTTGGTCTTGGATCTGTTGTCATTGGGTTTGGGTTCTTTGCCCCGAAGTTTCTGAAGTAAACAACCTTCTGTCCAATTATCTGTACGTACCCGTCACGCAATCTGCGCACACGCATTGTAGTTGATGGGATGTGGCCGACATAGCCGATCTCTCCGTTGATAGTTCTACCAATTTCTAAATACCCGTTTCCTGTCGCTTGTACATCTGTGTAAAATTTAATTAGTGTTTGTGTAAATGAGTCATCATCATTTAGGTTTTCTAGCCAGTCTCTTAGCTCTACCTTTGCTCTTTCAATTCTTTTACGAGCACGGGCTGTTGCTTCTTGATCTGAGTTGTCATCAAGACGTAGCATTGTTCTCTTAGATGTTTCAAAATCATATCCAAGCCCAACAATGTTTTCTACCTTAGCATCAATAGCTGCGTGGTTTGCAAAAGAGGTGTCGTAATAATTTGCAAGCTCATAGAGATTCCAAGGTGGTGTAATAACGTCAAACATTCCGTAGCCATTACGGAAAACATCGCCAGGATTAATCTCTTTAGACTTTGCACCTTCAATGCCAGATGGTGTAGATTTTGCTGCCTCAAGATATCCATTGCTTGGTGGCATTGATGCTACCTTTGCTACCCTGCTTGTGCGACGCTTAAAGTTTGTGTCTAAGCCACTGAATGTTTTTAGATCATTCCAGTCTTTACTGAATGGATCTTGTGCTTTAAACAAGTCTTCTTCTTGTGGCATCTCTGGCATAGATGCACCAACAATGTATTCAGCCATTATTCCTCATCACCATACTGCTTAATAGTTTGCTTTGCTGCGTGTACAGCACCGAGGTCGTTAAGGTTAGGAATAAGACCCTCTTGCATTCTATTTAGCTGTTCGCTGTATTCTTCATCAGAAACTCTGTTTAGTCCAGCAAAAAAATGTGGACTGCCATCTGGCTCTCCGTAATGTGCTGCTGCAGCCTGAAGCTTTGCTAGCTGAGAAATGTCACCTTTATGTGAAGGAATATTTAAAATATTGCCATTTCCGTCAGTAAACCATTTACCATTAGCTTTTTTCCACACATAGATGCCCCAATCATACTGCTTGTCAATAATTGTGGCTTTGCTTTTACCAATTGGATTCTTTTTGTGGTTGGACATGGTTCAATTATAACACATTATACTGGCTTAATGGTAGCTGACTGTACAGAAATGTTGTTTATAACTGAATATTGTATATTTTTAGGACCAGAAGCAATGTCGTCTCCTACAATAACCTTATTAGTTCCAGTAAAAATTCCATATATTACTTCTGGATCTATTCCCACATATTCGGTAGCTGAAAGAACTTCTAGTTGAGCCTGTTGTAGATTATTTAATGCATAATATGAAATATTATTAACCATAATTGGTCCAACAACATTAAGCTTTCCA